ATTTTCATTCCGCCTCCAATGCGCGGCTCTGCATCGCGCTCCGCCGCGAATTGGAGGCGGAATGAAAATCCGCTTGGGTTCCTTCCGGCGCGGCGTCGCCGGCACCGCGCAAGAGTTGATCGTCAACGTGGACGCCGGCGATCCGCTCGCCTGGGTGTCCGGTATCGGCAACTGGTTTATCGAGGCGCCGAATCAGTCGCCGGCGTGGCAGCACTATCTGCTCTCCGGCGTGCATCTGCGGCCGATCGAGGGCGTCAAGCCGGCGGTGATCGCCTTTCCGGGCGCCACGCACGAGTTCATGATGTATGCGCTCGCGCCGGATCGGAAGCCGGAGCCACTCGACGACAGCACGTGGAGTTTTCTCACGCCTCACAATCTCTCCGAGCAGTTCACCGCACGCGATGACGCGACCGCCGCGAAGCTGCTCGAACTGTGCGCGACCAGTATTTGCTTCGGCCGGCTATGGGCCGAGCCGCCGCTCTCCGGCCAGGTCGAGCCGTGGCGCACGTATCTGCGGCAATGGTCGCGCGAGCTTTCGGAGTCGGCGCAATGAAGTACTGCAAGAAGTGCGGAGCACCCCAAGCCGCCGATGGCCGGTCGAGTTGTCTACACGACGCGCCGCTGGTCGACGAGTCGGAGTTGAAGCCCCCGCCGAAGCATACGGCGCATGGCAACTACGATCGCGCCGACTGGTTCGAGGCGAAGTGCAAGCGCCTCGAGACCGAACTCGCCGCCCTGCAGCGCTATCCGTGCAAGGCCAACCGCGCCGCCGATCCGCCCCAGGATTGCGACGCGCCGTTCTGCGGCTGCAATCCGGCGTGGACGCAGGCGATCGAGTGGTTGCAAGAGTGCGGCTGGCTCTCCGAGCGCGAGAGCGTCGAGATCATCGCCGAACGCGACCGCATGAAAAAGCGCTTGAGCAAGATCGGCGGAATCACGGATGTACGGCTCATCTGGCGCGTCGCCGCCGGCCTCGAGGACGATCCCCATGGCAAGTAACACCAATCTCCTAATCGAGATCGAGACGCTACGCCGGCGCCGCGATCGACTGCTCGCCGCGCTCGAACCGTTCCGTCACATGCGGATCCAGTTCGACGCGGAGCGGCCGCACGCCGACTGCGAGATCACGAACCTGGTCAACGGCCGGATCTGCACCATCGGCTACGCGCGCAGCGTGAAAGAGGCGCACGAGTTCGACGAGATATTCGAGCGCGTGCGGGCGGCGCTCTAGTCATGAGCAAAAAGGCTGGCGTCGCCCTCGACGATTGGAAGCTGCCCATTTTCAAAAAGCACTTGGACGCCGCCGGCTACAAGTATGACGAGCCGGTGAACTTCACGACCCACGGGAAGACTTTGATATTGACGGTTTATTTCGAGTGGGCGCACGAACTGCAGCCGATCATCGAGACGGCGCAGCGCGAGTGCGCGGAATTTCGGAATGCCAATCAAACCTGAGAATCGCGCCCGCTATCCGGCGAACTGGAAAGAGATCCGAGCGCGGATCTTGAAGCGCGCCGGCAACCGCTGCGAGTGGCCCGGCTGCTACGTGCCGAACGGCGCGATCAATCCGATCACCGGCTCGCGGGTGGTGCTCACCATCGCGCATCGAGACCACACGCCGGAGAATTGCGGCGACGAGAATCTCGCCGCCTGGTGCCAGTACCACCACCTGGCGTACGACCTAGAGCACCACATGCAGAACGTATTCGCAACTCGCCGGCGCGGCAAAGCGATCGGCGACCTATTCGATCAACCGGAGGGAAAGCCATGAGCGACAATCAATGGTGGGGCTATCGGCACCAGCTTGGGAGCGTCCAAGCCAAGAGGTTCTTCGGCGATCGAGCGTCGATCGACGATGCCTATGAGTCCGACTTCGTGCGCGAAGTGGTCGAGCCGTTCACCGCGGCGACGCGCGATGAAGCGCTCGCGATCGTGGCGCAGAAGACAGGGCCGCAGTCGTGAGCAAACCGACCGTCGTCACCATGACGATCGCCGGCGTGCCGGTGAGCTTGAATAGCCAGATGAGCCTGGTCGACTGTATCGTCACCGTCGACTTCGCGGAGCTTGCCGCCTATCACGCCTCGAGAGCGTCGTTCAACAAGCAGAAGCGCTCCCGCATGCTCGGCGGCATCATCGAGATCCGCGCGACGAATCAGCGGCCGTACAAATCGTGAGCGGGTACTGGATCTATCACAACTTCAAACACGTACTGCGCTCGAAGATCATCGACGCCCCGCCGCCAAGCCGTTGGGTGCGATTCTGGATGTGGCTGCTCATGGGCGGCGCCACCTGGCAGGATCTAGGGCAGCAGCGCGGGAAACAAGAACGCGCCGACGACCGCCGCGAATCCTAGCGGCGTCCAATGCAGTTGAACGGCACGCGGCGGCTGTGGCTGCGCTCGCGTCACCGTGATCCCGTCGAGCAGGAAAAAGATGAACGCGAGCAGCAGAAAGCCGGTGCGCAATGTCAGGTGCATTTACGCGGTCGGCGTCGGCGAAGCCGGCGTGTTGGCGGTGACTGCGGCGGCGAGCGCTGCGGTGTTCGCGGTGATCTGGTCGGCGATCGACTGGATGGCCGGATCGGGCGTGCCGCTCGCGGTCAGTGCCGCCTGTAGCTCCGACGAGAGAGTCCCCAACAACGTAATGACCGACTGCTCGACGGTCTTCTCCGCGTTGACCGCGGCGGTGAGATTGTCCATTGCTTGAGTCATACGATCCATGCTCCTGATGAGTGCGGCGAAGGGGTTGAACGGCATAGCGGCGGCGAGCGTACACCCGGCGCCATTGCGCTCGCAACCGCGACCGCGTGTAGGACTATGCCCCGGCGACCTTCTTGATCGTGTCGTCTTTGGCGCGGCTCGAACTCGACGAACCGAAATGAAAGTACACCACGCAGGTTAGCACCGAGTCGAGCGTGCCCAAGAGCCGGCCGATGATCGACTCCATGCCGGTCGGAATCACGTTGTGCAGCAGATACCACTGCACGAAGCCCCAGGTGCCGATGATGAGCACCGAGAGGACCGGCACGGTCCAACCGTTGAGCTTTTCCTGCATGGTGCGCGCGGAGTCGCGATCGGCAGCCTCGATGGATTCGAGCTTCACGCCGGCGTCGGATAGCGCCTTCGTGACGTCGGCCTCGATCTCATGGAGCTTGACGAGATCCGCCGGCGCGAGACCGACCACGGCTTGCGCGACGTCGGCCTCGGTGGCGTTCGGTTTCCCCGGTAGTAGTACGTTCGCGATCGCGGAGACCGCCATACCGGCGAGCGGTGTGCCGAACATGGACGCCAACTGCGGCGCGACGGTGCGCACGATCGACTTCCAGTCAGTGCTCATTTGGAATCCCCGGGCTGTGTGCGGATGCCCAATTCTTTCCGCAGCTGCTTGATCTCGGCTTTCAGCTTGTCCTGGGCCTCGATCACATACCGCTGCCGGCCCTTGACGATACCGACCTGGCCGGAGATCTCCTGCGCGGCGTAGCCGACTTCATTGACCGCATTCTCCAACTGAATGCGTGCGCCGTCCACCGAGTTCGTCATCGTGTCGACATCGTCGGCATGTTTGCGCAGCTCGCGTTCCTTTTGCACTAACAGTGCCAGGCGCTCCGGGCGCGTCATCGTCTTGGTCATGGTGTGTGTGCTCCTTTCCAGGCGTAGCGGAGCAGCAGGCCGACCAGCGCCACCGCTCCGGGGATACCGACAGCCCAAACAAGTTTGGCAATTATGGCATCGCGGCGCGTCAGCAGTCGCACGTTTACCGTCCGCCAGGCGCCGCTGTCGTCGACCTTCTTGGCGAGTTCGGTTTCGATTTCGAGAATGCGGCCCTCGAGCCGCTGAATGGATGCGGTGATCGCTTTGACGACGAGATCCGGATGGCCGTCGCGGAGCAGCTGCGCGCGGATCTCTTGCGTCTCCGAGAAGTGAGTCACGCCGGCGTTATCGTCCTCCGCCTCCTGACGGCGGCGGTAGAACTCCGATGGCGCTCGCTTCATTTGACTCTGCTGGTGTGCTCCAGATCACGGATTTCGGCGTACAGGACGTCGATCTCTCGCTGCTGCTCGATCAGGCGAGTCTGCGCGGCCGCCATCGCGCCGGACGCGAGAGTGGTCTCAATTTTGGAAATCCGCTGCTCGTCGCCCGCCATATCTGTGCGCAAGATATCAGTCCGTTGATCGAGCTTGAGCCCCCACGCGAGTCCTGCGAGCGCCATCACGAGCAGCGTGCCGAGCGCGGCGACGTCGGTCCACGATCGAATGGGAAGCAACCCGCCTCCCTCGGCGTTCATATGCCGGCGACCTGTTGCCAGTCGGCTAGCTCGAAGTGGGGCTTTTCCGGAAACGGCGAGTTGGGAGCGCCGAGCCAGACGAGGCCGGCGGTCTCGCCGAGCTTGCCGATCGTCTCCCAGACCGGATCGTAGCCGTTCCAGTCCGGCTTGCCGTTGACCATCGGCACCACGTCGATCGCGAGGCCGTGGTTGTGCGCGCTGCGGCCCGGCGGAGCATTGGTGACGCGATGCCCCGGCTCGGTCCGGCCCTTCGCATAGAGCGCGGCCTGCTCTTCGTTCGAGCGCAGCGTACAGGTGACCAGTACGTCGATGCCGGCGCCGGCGCACGCATCCAAGAAACCGTCGACGATGTGCCGGATCTCCGGCCTCAAGTCATTGAGGGATCGAGAAGCCACGGGAAAACCCCCTTACTGTATGGCGATGTACGAGCAGATAAAACCGCTGGCCGACGACGATGCGTAGAAGCCGGTCAGGTCGACCTCGATCACGCACACCGTCTGAAACTGGTTCGCGTTCGGTCCACCGGACACGATCACGACCGGCACCGCGCCGGTGTACGCCGGCGAGAACGTCACGCGCGTGCCAGGGTTGCCAGCCGCACAGGCGAACGTGCCCTTGCGGATGCCGCTCTTGGCCTGGTAGTTCGCGAGCGACGAGTTCAAGGCCGTGGCGGTGATGTAGCTCGACAGCGTGGTCGCCAAGAGCGCGTTCGAGACGTAGGTGCTCGCGGCGTTGGCGGTGGTCAAGTAGTTGGCGAGATTCGCGGCCAGCGCGGCATTCGAGACATAGCCGGCGGCCGCCGCGGCGGTGGTCAAGTAGTTCGCGAGCGCCGCGTTGCGCGCCGTGATCGTATCGTACGGCGCCAACTGCGAGGTCAAGCTCGTCTGCGTGACGTAGCTCGACAGGGTGGAGGCGAGACTCGCACTGGTGACGTAGCTCGCGAGCGTGGCCGCGAGACTCGCATTGGTTACATAGCTGCCGGCCTGGCTGTAGATATTGGTGCCGTCGCCGGTGACCGTGGTCGCGGTCGGCCAGCCACCCTGCACTACGGTGACGCCGGTGCCGCTCGCGGTCTTGCAGGTGATCGTGAACGAGCCGGTCGTATTGTTGACCACTACCCACTGCGTCGCGAGCGCCGGAAAGATCAGGTTGATGTTGGCGGTGAGCGTGCCGGAGAGCACCAAGATCTGCTTGCCGTACTGAGTCGCCGTCAAGGTGACGTTCGCGCCGGCCAACCCGCTCACCGTGCCCAAGCCGTACTGATCGACCGGCACCCAACCGGCGCCACCGGTATCCGGATTGGTGCTGTTGTTGTTGGTGAGGTTTAGCCAGTAGCCGGAATTGTCCGCCGCCAGCAGCACGGCTCCGATGTTGTAGCCGCCGATCGCGGTGGCGAGCGCGCTCGAATACGGGTAGCCGGCGCCGCTCGCGACGTACGCGGTATGCGCCGAGATCATTTTCAAGATCCCGTTCATGTCGCCAACGCTGGGGGGAATACCCCCAGATCCGAGTGGAGTGGCGGTGAGCGGCGGGAAGCCGTCGGTGAAGCTCGCGGCGCCCGGCGTGATGCCGATCTGAGACGCGACCGGAATCGTGTTGGCGGTGCCGGAGGTGGCGAACGCTTCTTGGATCTGCGGAGGTGCGGCGATACCCATTAGAGGACTACCTGTGTCGGATTGAAGAACGTTCCCTGATTGAAGGGCTGTAGACCCGAGCCATTGAAGCCGAATACCCCGCTGCTCACCGGCACCTGGACGATGGTCACCGCCACACCGGTCGGATGTGGCAGCACTCCGGACTGCGTGAGAATAGCGAGTTCAACCGGCAATAGCACGAACTCGAAGGTGTACGTCATCACCATGTTGCCGGAGTCCGTGCAGTAGCAGCGGCCGCGGCCGGCGAAGAGATTCGAGACCAGCTGGTTGCACCCGGGGATCGAGACGCGCGTGATGTTGGCGAGCGCCTTGGTCAATAGCGCCTTCTTATAGGCGCCGTCGAGCATCGCAAAGGTGGTGGTCTCGCCGACGTATTGCAGGAACACGCCCTGGCCGAACCCGACCATCGAGCCGGACTGATCGAAGCCAAAGAACGGGCCAGGCGAGGCGATCTGAAGTAGCCGCGAGACCTGCAACACCTGGCCCCAAAAATCGAGTCCGAAGCCCTGAGCGTCGAGGATGTTCCAGACCGTGGAGAGGAAGCCCTCGACGTTCGCGCTCTGATCGAGATATTGGTCCATGTTCTGGACCAACTGCATCATCAGCGGCGAGTTCGCGAACTGGCTCTCGATCGTCTTCTCGAGGTTCTGCATGGACGCGCGCTACGGCGAGATCGAAATGTTGCCGGCAACGAGCGTCGGGTTCTGGTCGATCCCCATCTGTACGCTGGTGAGCGTGGCGGATGAGGTGCCGATCAGGATGCTCGTGACCTGGTAGAGCGGCCCCAGGCCAAGTACGGCGCCGTAGAAGTTCGCCGCCAGAATGAGCGAGCCGACGCGCGCGCGCGCCGTGCCGGTCACGCCGGTGAACGCCGCGATGATCGCGTTCTGAATGAGCGTCTTGTAATTGCCGGGGAGTCCGGTGTTGCTGGCGAGCGTGACGGCGAACAAAATTGGCACGTTGGTCGGGATGTTGAAGTTGATCGTATAGCTCGGCTGCGGCAGCGAGTAGTTCGCATCGACCACGGTCACGGCGGTATTGCCGACGGTGTTGCAGCCGGGGCTCTTCTTGGTCCAGATCGTGTTGCCGATCTGCTGCGCGGTGCCGCCGACCACCGCCACATAGATCGCGTTCTTGGCGACCGAGTAGCTGGTGGATCCCACGTTGACCGCCGCCGCGGTCGCGTTCTCATACGCATACACGTCGGTGACGCCGGCGAGACCGAAGACTGCGCCGTACACGGCTCCCAAAAATCCCTGGCCGTTGGCCGCGATCGACTGCGCGCGCCGATACTCGAACGCCGCCGGCGTCTCGACATTACTGCCGAGACCGGTCGCCGTGGTGGTGGCGCCGGTCGGATTGTTGACCGTGTCCCATCCGGGGATCGCCTGATAGATCGTGGTCACGGTGTTCGCGGGGCAGGCGATTGGTCCCAGCTGCGCGTTCGCGAACGTGGTCGTGACCGAGCCGCCGATCGGAATGGTCGCCGCCTGGGTGCAGACGTAGATATTGCCGCTCGTGTCCTGCGCCTGCGCGCCGACGCCGATCACGGTGCCGGGGAGCCCGACGCAGAGCAACGGAATGACGGTCGCGGTGCCGGGATTGCGCTCCATGAAGTACAGGAAGCCGATCGCGTCCTGAAACGCGCCGCTCGAGGTCGCCGGATTGATGCCGTTGACGATGTTCGCGATATCGGCGTTGGCGGCGGCGATGATCGCGGTCTCGCTCTGTGCGAGCTGGCCCTGCGGCGTGCGCAGATCCGGATTCAAGTTGCCGCCGCACGCCGAGTTCCAATCGGCCTGGACGCCGGCTAGGATCGCCGCCTCGGTCGGCACCACGATGCCGGTCGGGTTCCATTGAATTGCCGGGACGTTCGTGCTCACAGACTCACCCGCTGCTGTAGACCGTTCTCATCGGTAAAGTCGACGAAGCCGACCAGACCGCGTTGGGTTATCGACTCAATGGTAACAGAGGCCGCCACCACGGTCGGCACCGAGAGCGCGGCGTCGACGATCGCCTGAGAGAACACCGCGAGCGGCGGCGTCTGCCCTAAGATCTTGCCGAAGTAGTCGATGCCGAGCGATTGATCGTAGTAGCAATCGCCGAGAAACGTCTTGACCGCCGTGGCGACGTCCTGCGCGACCGCGTACGGCGGCGCGGCGATCGCGAGATTGCCGGACGCATCGAGGCATAGATCGTTGTTGTCCTGGTCGAGCAAGAGCGTCGAGAAGGGAGCACTCATAGAACGCCTCCGGAGTTGCCGCCGCCGGTCGTGACGCCGGTGTGCTGGTGAGTCAAGAAGATCTTGCCGTCAATATGCACGCCGGTCGAGTTGATCGTGATGTTGTGCGCGCCGACGGTCATCGAGATCGTGGTCGGAGCGACCATATTGATCGCGCCGGCGCCGTCGAACTGGACGTAGGTGGTCGGCACCACGTTCAAGAACCCGCCCAAGTACAGGCCGTCGGCCCAATCGAACATGCGGTAGCTGCCGGGATTCGCCGGCTTTTTCGAGGCCTTGACGGCGCTGATATCGCGCGCGCAGAACCCGCACATGCCAATGTCGCCGGCGACCGGGTCCAAGATCACGGCCGCGTTGCCGCCCTGGATCCGCAAGTACGGCACGTTGTAGATCGTGCCGTGCGCGACCGGCGTACGCGAGCCGGTCATCTGGTTGGTCATGACTTGAACGGAGACGCTACCCACCGCAGCCACCGCCCCGGTGTTCGAGCAGGAGATCACCTGCACCAGGTCGACGGTGCGGATGCGCGCCAGCAGTCGCTTGACCACGAACGCGAGCATATTGAACTCGGACGAGCCGCTCCCGCTATCGGCCTGGCCTGCGTAACTACTGGGCATAGGGAAAAATCGCCGAGAGGTGCATGTCCGAGAACCAGCCGCCGCCCGGCACCAGCGCGTCGATCGCGTGTGTCAATTGCAGCACGAACCAGGTGCCGTTCGAGCGCGGTGGCGTCGAGTTCGAGATCTTCACTGTGCCGCCGAACTTCAAGGCCGGATTGAACTCCGAGCGGCAGAAAATCCAGCCGAGCGAGTCCAAGGTCGGCCAGCCGACCAACTGCGCGCCGGGCGCGAGCGCGACCACCGGAGTCTTACGCGGTACGCCCTTCGGCGCGATACAGATGGTGGTCGGCGATGAGGCGCCGGCGGGCCCATAGTCGTAGAAGAGCCCGATGTGTGCGTGCTCGGCGACGGCTTGCAGCTGATCGCCAATGGTGCCCGGCCAGTACGGATTCGAGAGCGTGGCCTTGACGCCGTTGTTCTCGAAGGTGGCCCCGATGCGCGAGGCTAGGTTCGAGACCACGGTGGCGACGTCGGTCGAGCCGGTGTAGCTCGTCGGCGCCGTGGTCGCCAGAGATTCGTAGAACAGCACGCGGGCCTTGATCTGAAGGGCGACGTCGGGCGCATTCTCATAGGTCGGTTGCGCCGAGATCATCTGACCGGAGAACACCGTCACCCATCCGGCACCGCCGTTCGCCTCGACGATGACCGTATTGCGCGAGGTGTTGAGCAGCGCGTTGCCGGTCACGCTCCACTGCTGCTCGAAACAGGTCAGGGTGTTCATGTCGGCTTCGAGCAGTCCGTACACGCGGATATCGGCCTCCGGAAAGGCCGGAAACTGCATCGACTGGATCACGCACGCCGCGCGCAGCCCGGTCACGACCAGGGTGTTCGACGAGTTCGAGAACTTCGACGCGCCGGAGAGCACGAACGTGATCCGGAGTTGCTTGGCGGTGAACGGCATTTAGAGGTCCGCGGCCTCGAGGTACACCAACTGGTAGCGATCGCCGAGGCCGTCGGCGGTCGGATCGCTCGACCCTTGAGTGTCGACGAATACGAAGTCGCCGACGAAGCCGGTGTACTGCGTGAAGGTCAACACCGGCATCAAATTGTGGCACGCGAGACAGGTCTTGATGGGAACGCCGGCGAGCACCACGTCCATGTTGAGCGAGCCATCGGCCAGCGTATAGAGCGCGAGCGAGACCGCTTGACCGTCGAGCGTGACGTTGAAGCTCTGCGCCGGCACCGCGGCCAACGGGATGGAGAGCATTACGGCGGCGCTCCGGTGACCTGGGTCTGGACCGACGGCGGCACCGGTGCGGTGGTCACCGTGCCTTGCGCGGCGTTCGGCTGTGCCGACGGCGCTGCGGCGTTCTGAGTGGTCGAGTAGGCGGCCGTGCCGCTGTTGATCTTTTGGAACACCAACTCGACTTCGATGGTATACGCGCCGGCGCCGTCCTTCCGATTCTGACCCCACCGCGCGAAGGTCAAGCCGCTGTAGACCAACTCCGGCGTGATGATCGTATAGAGCTGCGTGCTCTGCCGCATGGCGACGATCTGGTTCATAAAGCGCTGCCGGTCGGTGATCGCGCCGGTCTTGCGCATGGTGAGCACGACCTCGAACGGCAGCTGCACTCGGTCGTAGCTCGTGAACGCATTCGGCTGCACCGGATAGCTCGCCACCCGCCACTCTTCGCCGTACTCGAGGCCGCGGATCGTATCCGGCGAGAGCACCTTGTTGTTGTTCGCGTCGAACACGCCCCAGATCGCCGCGCTCTGGCTCGACTGCGAGAGCAACTGACCGATGATCGAGACGCCGGCGATGACGCGCGTCGCGAACGCCGCGGCCTGGCGCGCGAGCGGCGGCACGCCCGGTAACTGCGGCACGTTCGGAAACTGGATGCTCATGGAACGATCCCGGTGTCGGATTGCAGCAGCAGGTTACGCTTGTTCATTTCGGCCATGAAGTCGATTGCAGCCGCCTTGCCGTCCGTCGCCTGGGTGTGGATGTGCACCTCGCCGATCGAGAGGTTGCTCGTCTTGGTGCTAGCTGCCGCCGCTCCGCGTCCGCGGCGCATCTCGTCCATGACCGCCGGCACGTAGTTGATCGTCTCCTGCGGCACCGTGCCCATGGCGAGATTCTTGGCGAGGTTCTTCTGCCCGTCGTTGTACGCCGCAAGCACGGTGGCCCAATTCCCATAGGTGCCGTAGAGGCGTTGCAACTCCGCCGCGGCGGTCTCGATATCGCGCCGCGGATCGCGGCCGGCGCCGGGGAACGAGCGCGGATTCAACTGCATCAAGCCGACGGCGCCGCGGGGGCTGACCGCATTCGGATCCATGCCGGACTCTTTGACCGCGATCGCGTGGAGCATTCCTACGGGGAGGCCGTGCCGCTCTTCGGCCGCCTGCATATCGAGTCCGAGCATCCCGCCGCGCAACCAGGTGCCGATCTTGCCGAGTAGGTTCTCCGCCGGCTTCACGAACACCGGGTCGTTCTTGAGCTTCTCCCACGCCTCCGACGGTGAATTGAAGCCGGCCTTCACCTGCTCTTTGATCGCCGGCACCACATCGGAGAAGTCGCCGGCGAGGATCTTACCGATCTCGGTGCGGATACCTTTCAGCTTCTCGAAAATGTTGTCCGACTTTTTATCGACGCCATCCAAGAAGTCGCCCGGCTTTGGGCTATCGAATCCACCGATGAAGTCGGCGAACTGGATGGCGAGCTTCTCGACGATCGGCAAGATGCGCTCGATCGCCGGCGTCACCTTTTCCAAGAACTCGACGCCGATCGCCTCGATCGAGGACTTGATCGCCACCCACCGCTCGCGCAACTCGTCCGCCGCCTTGGTAGAGGCATCGGTCGCGTGCGAGAGCCGCTCTGCCTCGGCGGTGAGCTTCGCCCGCTCGCCTTCCGGCCGCAGTCCGAAGGAGAGTACCTCCGGCGAGATCCCGGCCTGGGTCGCGATCTGAAACGCCTGGGCGCGTGGCAGTTTCGAGAGCGTCTCGAACAGCGCGTCGTAGGCGGCCTTGGCCTGCTCGCCGCTGTACGCGGTATTCGCCGCACTGATCCCAAGCTTGTTGAAGAACACCAGCAGCGGCGAGACCGCGCCGGTGGTCTGCAGACTGGTGGCATCCGCCATCAGTTGATTGACCGCCCCCTGTGCGGCCTGGACCGAGCCGCCGGCGAGCTCAATTTTCTTGTCCCACACGTCGAGCGCGCGCGCGCTGATGCCGAGATTCAGCGCCATCCGACCGAGCGAGGCCTGCGCGAGATTCAGGCGGGCGAGGAAGTTCAAGAGACCGGAGGCGCCCTCGAAGCCTAAGAACAACACGCCGACCTGGCGGGCGACGTTCATCAGCGAGCGGGTCATCTGCTCGGACGACTTCTTGAGCGTCTCCTGCGTGAGCTTGGTCTGACGCTCGGCTTCGGTGGTGCCTTTTTTGAAGTCCTTCGGATCGAGACCGAGCGTGACGATCAGGCTATCGACGATAGTCGGCATTAGGGTGCCTCCGTGATCCGCTTATTGTGGTTGTCCACCAGCCACACCTCAAGCAGATCTTGGGCGTCGCGCACGCCGTAGACGGTTTGAAGTTCGGCGAGCGTCGCGAGCTTGGACGAGACTAAGGTGCCGATCAGCAGCGGCACGTTCGGATAGTCGATTACGCGGCTCGACTGCTTGCCGGGGAGGCGGACGCCGAAGTCGATGCGGCGCCGCGTATCGAAAAACCCAAGTGCAATTCGAGCAATTCCTCGCGCAGTCGGATGCGGGTGGAGACTTCTTCGATTTGCGATGCCTCGCCCGCGAAGATCGGTTGCAGTGGGTGACTCGGATCGTGCTCGTACGCGACGCAGCCGAACATCTCATCCATGAGGGGCTTGACCGTCTCGGCGCGCAGCTGCGAGAGCGCCTGAATGCCGGCAGCCGCGACGCCGGCCATTCCGGCGTTGGCGGAAACTCCGGCGGGCAGATCGGCGCCGGCGTTGGTGAGTGCGAGCAGCGCCCGCGTCGCCCACCACTCGGCTTGATCGGCCGGCATTTCGGTGAGCACGAAGGTCTTGCCCTGGTCGCGGTTCTTCTCCGCGATCGTGATGCGCTTGGTTCGTCGCGGCACGTTAGACGCCGGCCGGCGTGACCGCTTCCCAGGTGATCTCGAAGCTCGACGGTTGCAGGACGCGCTTCGCGGCCGGGAACTGCACGATGCGGGTGAGGGTGCCTTTCTTCAACTGAAAGCTCTTCGAGATCGAGCGGTACAGGATGATCCCGCTCGCGAGATAAATCGCCTGCGCCGCGTCCTGGGCGCCCTTCCAGGCATCGAAGACGAAGAGACTTGGGGAGTCGGCTTGCAGGGCAATGACCGTCTTCGTGAGCGTCGGGATGTACGCCGCGCTCGCGATTCCGTCGACGCCGAGCACCACCTCGCCCGGCTCGACCGCCTCGGTGCCGAATGCATCGTCGGTCGCGAAGCCCTGCAGGCTGACCGGTGCCGGAAAGACGGCGGGAATCGACAGGGTGAAGATCGCATCCGCCGCTGTAATCGTAGCCATTGCTGCTCCCTATTGGACGAAGACCGACGACATGTCGATCGTATGCACGCCGCCGCCGTTCGTGTACCAGAGCTTGACCTGGCGCGGTCCGCGATTGGCGCGCACGATCGCCGTCGCCGGAATCACTTGCAGGAACCACCCGACCTGAAGCATCGGCGTCGAGATATCAAAGCCGACGGCGGTGGCGAGTTCTGCGATCTGCGCGTTCGAGAGCGCCACGCCGTTCTGGATGGTGCCGAAGTTCACCGCGGCGTCGATCGGATCTTTGGCGGCGGAGCGGATCAGGTTATCGCCGCGCGGATTGTTCGGCAGCGATTTGACGTTGGTCATGAGCGAGAGCATCGCCAGCTGCAAGTCGGAATTGAGCTTGATCTGCGCGATGAACTCGTCGATCCAGTCCCAGGTGCCACTGATTCCGCCGGCGTACAGGAACTGAAAGGTCTGAGCCGCGGTCGCCGCCGCGCAATAGAAGCTGTAGCCGTTGGCTTGCAGATTGGTCGCGCTGGTCGCGTCCGTGATCTGCGGCGTCAAGGCGCCGTTCGACTTGAAGGCATAATCGACGTAGCCGTTCAACTCGGCGAAGTCGATCGAGGCCGTGATGCCGCAGATGTACGCCGCCACCTGGCCGCCGGTCGTATCGTAGACCGGGCACACGCCCTGATAGTTTTGCGTCGCCGGGCCGAAGGTGGTCGAGACCGGAGCGCTCGCGGAGAGGGCCGCGGCGTTCGAGTCCTGGCACACGTACATGAACAACTGATCTTCCGACTGCGCCCACAGCGCAAACGCCAGCTTGTTGTTGAACGATTGCTCGGCGACCGTCATATAGGTCGCGAAGTTCTGCGTCTGAGAAATGATCTGCGCCATCACGCCGGCCGGCGTATTGATATCGGCTCCGGGGGAGAGCGCGGCGCCGGTCGAGAGCGTCAAGCCTAAGAGCGGCGAGAGACTAGTGTCGGTCGGGTACGCGATCGTCGACGTGGCACCGGTCGTCGGGCTACCGATCACGAACGCGGCGCGCTGCGCGTCATAGGTGCAGGTAGCGTTTGCGCCGAGCGCACTCGCGATGATCGAGGCCGCGTTCGAGAAGCTGGTCGCCGCCGCTAGCGAGATGGTGGACGTCGTGATCGGCGTGCCGTTGACCACGATATTGATGACGCCGGAGAGCGCTTGCAGCTGCGCGAGGGTCATGCCGGCGACGGTGGCGCCGCGCACGTAGGCGCCGACCGGCGCGGTGTTGAACTGCGCGAAGTAGAGCAGCGTCGGTAACTGCGACGCCCCATTGAAGCCGCTGAAGTAAATATTGCCGAGTGTCGCCTCCGGCGAGTTCGCGCCGAACCAGGACGAGACCGCGGCTGAGTTCGCGAACGGCTGCACGGTGCCGATCGGAATCGACGGATCGTTGGTGATGAACATCGCGTTCAACTGCTCTTGCGTGCCGCCGGCCGAGAGCACGCTCGGATTCGACTGGACGAAATAACTGGCGGGGATGCTGGCCTGAACGGACATGGTTTTAAGCTCCTGGGGACCGCGCGCCGGTCGAGTGTAGTCGGAAAATTATGGAACGGCTAGCATCTGCGAGCCGCGTGCAAGGAACCACAACGTGCCGGTGCCGGTAAAATTCGAGCCGACCGCGGTCAACTGTACGGCGCCACCGGTCGAGGGCACTGAGGCCGGCGTCGCAAATACGCTATCGGTCACCGTGACGCCGGCGCCGCTGATGAGCGCAGTCGCGGAGCCGGAGACGAGTCCGACGTTGATCGACGTGGGCCCGGTGAACGCGGTTTGCGGATAGTAGCCCCACCGGTCGATCGACCAGCCCGTCGGAAACGTCATCGGCAAGTTCGACGTCGCGCCGGCCGCCGGCGTCCACACCACCGATTGAGTCCAGGTGATGGTCTCGAGGCCGTTCTCGATGTTCGCCTCCCAACCGTTCGAGACGTCGACGACGCGCGCGCGCGTGCCGGTCGCTTTGCCGCCTTGACCGAGCAGGATGCGCTGCACGTAGCCGGCATAGTTCACATTGAGTGCGCCGCCGGCGGTCGCGTTGATGAACGGCAAGATCGTGCCGGCGACGGTCTGCGCGCCGGTCGTGGTGTTCGCGTAGGAGACCGTGCCCTCGGTCGAGGCGGTGACCACGTAGCTACCGTTGTAACCGGTCGGCGTGATGCCGGCGACGGTGATGGTCGAGCCGACCGGAGCGACGCTGTTGCCGGAGACGTTCGAGTTAAACGTAATCGTCGCCGTGGTGCCGGTGCCGCTCGCCGCGGTCGTGGTATAGCCGGTGAGCGCCGCCCAGGTGCCCGGTGTCGCGTTGCCATTCGTGAACGCGACGGTGCGGATCTCGCCGTCGGAGAACGCGACCTGATAGGTGCCGGTGGAGTGACCCCACGTGGTCTGCATAATACCGCTGGTCGCGGTAATGCCGGCCGTGGTGAAGAGCACCGGAAACTGCCGCCAGCCGTAGATCTTCCAATCGAAATACGAGTTGGTCGCGGTGGCCGGCCCCTGGTTCGCGAGCGTACCGCGTGAGCCGGTGTCGCCACTCGCGGCGGCGAGATAGACCTCGCCCTGTACGTTCATGTTGTTGCCGGCGACGATCGGCCCCGGGTAGTAGCCGGCGGCCGGCCAATCATTCTGAAACACTCGCAGGCCGGTGATCGAGACGCTGTCGTTATTCGACTGCGACGGACCGGAGAACGGAAACTGCGTCGGCACCACCGCGTTATCGACGATGGTGATGTTCTCGAAGACGTCATTCACGTACGGAAAGGCGCTCGGAAAGCGGAAGATCGGAAAGGTGCCGCCACCGCTGCCGGTCGTCGACGTATCGCCGATGCAGACGATGTTGCGCATCACGCCGCCGACCAAGCTCCCGTAGTTGTTCAGCAGATCGACGCAGCTATCGTTGCGGTGCGAGATCCAGCCATCGACCAGGCCGCCATTCGAGATATCGACCTTGAGCGATGCGGCCCAACCGCTGCCGGTCTGCCGCCGGATCACGTTGCCGACATACGGGCCTTCGTCGTCGCCGCCGACGATGTGGGTGTGCGCGGCGAACGACGGGTCCCCCATCTGAAAGTAGACCGCGTGCGGCGGCGCGAACCATTGGCTGGTGCCGCCCTGGTTGTTGCCGGACGAGTCCTGAAGGTCCGAATATCGGAGAAAGCGCGGATTCACCAGGTTGACGTTGCCGCCACCCAGGAATCCCATGTAGAAGCCGTCCATGACCGAGTTGACGAAATTGATGTCGGTCGGCACCGTCGTATTCGACGCGTTGATCGCCTGGTTGTTGTTGGTGACCAGCGTGCCGGGCGTCCAATTGAAGTCGATCGTGACCGCGACCGGAATGTAGCTCGCCTGATTGGTGCCGTCGGCCACGAAGAACTTCGGCCGAATGAATGTAATGTGCTGCGCCGAGCCGATGATCCGCATGATCGCGCACGCGTTGGTGGGGCCGCTGTACTGCGCCGAGCCGGAGCCGGTGAAGGTGTTGCCGAGCACGGTCGACATATACGTCTTCATTCGACCGTCATTGAGCACGCCGGACGGTCCGCCGCCCGGATTGGCGACGCCGAGCGTCCCGATATACTGAAAGCGCGCGTCGGTCCAGATCGAGTTCTGCGTGCCCATCATCAGGAAGGCCGCGATGTACTGGTTGTCGACGATGAACACGCCCTGCGGACCGAACCGCACGTTGGTGTTATCGCTGATGAAGACCGTCTTGGTCGCGTCCGAGCCTATGGTCAGCTTGATCGGACAGTTGATGTAGAGCGCTTTGCCGGAGTTCGAGATCGCCGCGAACTGCGTCTGCACAGCGGCGTCCGAATCGTTGGCGCCGGTCGCGTCGATACCGCTCTGCTTGCAGAGGTCGACGTAGTTCGTATTGACGAAGTCGTGGAGGTCGGCCGGGTGGCAGCCCTTGGTGGTGCCCGGTCCGGTGCCTTGATCGCACGGCCAGATCTCGACGCCGGAGAGCGGCAGCGTGGGCGGTGGTAGCTGGTTGAATTTGATCTGCGCGGTGACGAGCAGCGGTAGAAGAGCGAGCAGCGCAAGCAGTTTTTTCACGGCGGAAACTCCACATCCACGTTGATCGGATCGACGGCGATTGTAGTCGCGAACGTCATGCCGGTGGTGACGACTGGGTTGTATTGCAGCGCCGCCACCAACCACCAGCGCTCGAGGTACTGATCTTCTCCGCCGATGAACGGCGCCTGCCGCGCCTCGTCGGCATACTCCGGAGCGGCGATCGGCGCGAGCGCATCGACGCCGTATTGATCGCGCCACAACGTCGAGAGCATAGCGGCCCAATCGTGGGATTCCGGACCATAGCAGTCGAGCCGGATATCGAGCCGCGTCGACTGTAAGCTCTGCGTCGTGCCGGAATACCACGGCCAGCCGTCGGTATCGGTATCGACGTTAGTCGCCTGCCGGTGGACTCCGATCGGCGTCATCACCACGCACGGCTCGACCGGCTCGGCGACGCGATTCTCGATGCCGAGGATCACTGGCGTCGTGGTCGATAGCACGCCTTGGACGAAACCGCGCACCGCAGCGAAGACCGCCGCCAGGTGGGGCGATATCCCGGACGGGATCTGAATGGTCCGGATCTCGCCGATGAGTGCGAAGCCGCCTGCGCTGGCAGACCGGCCGGGAGCAGCCGCGGCAAAGCCGGAGGCGGCCATCGCGCCGCTGCTCGAGGCGACGCCGGCGGCCGTGAGCTGCACTCCGGCCGACGCCGCGATCGCGCCGGCGGTGCCCGCAACTCCGCTCGCCGCAAGGGGCGCCTTACCGGTGGCTGTAGCGACGCCGCTCGCGGCTGCGGAGCCGCCGGCGAAGAGAACCGGTTGGACGTTCGCGCTGCCGCTCGCGTGACCCGTGCCGGCCGCGACGAGCGCACCGGTGCCAGCGAGGGATGCCGCTCCGGCCGCCGCCGCGGAGCCGGCAAAAGCGATCGCCGTGGAGCCTATAAGGTTCGCCGCTCCTGCGCTGTGACCGGCGCCCGCTCCGCTGAATCGCGCCGTGACGGCGGTCGCACCGGCTGCGCTTGAGTTGCCGGCCGCACTCAAAGCCCCGGAGCCGCCCAAATTGGCCGCTCCGCTCGCAGAGCCGTTGCCAGCGCCCTGCAACGCCCCGGCGCCGGTCTCTAGCCCCGCTCCGGCGCTCGCAGCCACTCCGGCCGCCGTAATCGCTGCTATGGAGACTCCGGACGCATCCATAGATCCGGCGGAGGCGGCATTGCCGGCCGCGGTGATTCCGATGGTCGGCTCCAAATCGGCGGCGTTATTGGCCGAGGCGGAGACGCCGGCGGCTGTGATCTGCGCGGTCGAGCCGACCGGACTGGTGTCGTCGTAGGTGCTCCGGAGTCGCGAGAGCGGCGTACCAAGCCGGAGCCGCCGCGGAGCCGGCGAGGATTGACCGCCATCTCCCACGGTAAACGGCGGAATGCGCGTCGTGTCCGCGAACAGGCCGCGACTCCGGAGCCGAGACCAGGGGGTGCCGAGCCGCAAGAGCCGTGGAGACGCCGGCGCCTGGCCGCCATCATCGCCGGCCGACGAGGGAGGAATGAACGTCGTATCGCCGTACACGCCGCGCAGCTTCGAGACCGGCGAACCGATCCGCATGCCCGGCTCCAACTTCGGCGCCCAGACCTCGCCGTCCGAGATCGCCGAGGCCTCGAAGAACGAGGCGGCGAACATCGCCATCGAGCCGCCGGAGTTACCGACCTCGGTAAAGGTCGCGGTCAACGAACTCTGAGTGCTCGACACCACTTCGGTCGCGACGCAGCCGGTCGAATCGAACGACGAGGCGCCGTTGGTAAGGTCGAGATTGCCGCCGATCGCAAACGATCCACCCGATACGGTGTGCGTCGCGGCGGCGTTGGTCGACGCGCCACAAAACGCCGCAATGATCGCTTCGTTCGCGTTGGTGGTCGAGATCGCGGTGGTGTGCAGCGTGCTCGAGGCGATCTGACTCGCCTGATCGAGCGTAACGCCGAAGCCGTTGGTGGTGGTGATTTCGATCAGGTAGACCGAAATGTCGACCGCGCCGCCGCCCGAGCTTCCGGTCGCCGTATGGCCGGCGCCGCCGGTACCCTTGGCGCAGTAGAAGATCGCGCCCCAACGATTCGAGAAGTTGTACTGCTGCGTCGAGCCGATCTGGACGTACGTGTTGCCGAAGCTATCACTGACGCTCGGAGTCGAACTCCCCGAATGCATCACGATCACGAAGCCGCTACCGCTCGCGTTGGTGGTGACGCTACCCGTCGTCTTGCTGGTGACCGCCGCGGCGGCGTGAGCGGAGACCGTCTGGCCGATCGCGATGGTCACGGCCAGACCCCTCCGGCGGCGTTAGCTACTGCCGCTCGATGCTCCACATCCTTAGAACCCCGTCGCCGTCAGCAACGAGATCATCATCTGCTGCAGCGTGATCGAGCCGGTGGCCACCGTCTGCGTGAAGTTCAAGTCCAGGATGTTCGAGACCGTAGTGTTGAAGCTCGAACTCGACACGACGTTCGACGCGCCGCTCGCGGTGCCGCTGTACGGCACCCGGGTGCCACCCGGGCCAGGCCCGGTCGCCTGCAGCGCCGTGTTGATCATCGCCTCCGAGATCCACTCGCCGTCCCATACCCAACTCGAGGCGGTGCCGACTTGAGTGCAGGTCGCGACCATTTCCAAGCGCCACGGCACGCTAGTGCGCGCCACGATGTTGAGCGGCATCGCCTGCGTGTCGAAGAGCGCGGTGCCGAGCGAGGCGCCGAATGCGAGATCGAATCGAGCGGTGCCGGGCGTCGTGACCACGCACGAGATGATGCCGCGCGCTTCGAGCTTGATCATGTCGCCGACGTACTTGATCGCGTTGCCGGGCAGCGTGAAACGGCCGGCGGTCGCGTTGGTGCCACCGGTGAGCGACGTGCGGGCCGCGGCGGTGACCGCGGTGCCTGACGCCGGCAGCGTGACGAGAGTTTGCCAGAAGCCTTGTGCCATGACCGTTTACCCCTTGCTCAAACTGATGGCGCCGATCGCGAGCGACGGCGTAATGCCGTTCGAGACGATCAGCGGTGACTGCTTGTAAATCAACCCGGAGCCAGTGCTCGACGTATTGACCGGATTGCCGTTCGCGGTCGTGGTCGAGAGCGTCGCCGTGTTGCCGCCCGGTGCGGTGCCAACGAAGTAGACCGTGCCCTCGCTGACTCCGGTCGGGAGTGGTTCGGCGCCCGGCGTCTGATACACGGAGACTCGATCGTTGACCGCCGGCGCATAGCCATAACAGGTGAGCACGCCGGGGCTCGCCAGCGTACAGGTGAACGGAAAGCCGTTGGCGGTCGGACCCAAGGGGCCCCAAAAGAGCAGCGTGCCGGCGCCGCTAGAGCCTAACCCGATTCCCCAGTGAGTGAGCGTGTCACCGGTCGCGCCGCACGCTGCGAAGTTGATCGCCGCCGCATTCGAGACCGATGACATGGTGGTGCCGGAGCCGGTGGCGACGGTCCAGCCGCCCGTGGTGCGCGCGACCGCAACGCGCGCATAGTTGGTGTACGCCGTCTCGTTCGAGGTCTGCGAGCCGGCGTTCCCCGGTGCGGCATTGTGGAGCGAGACGTACAGGTTGGTGGCTGGCGCCGCGGCGTTCTGCGCGACCGTCGACCAGGTGCCGGTGAAGACTGCGCAGAACAGCGCGTTCAGTTCGGCGGCCGCATCGGCGAAGGTCAAGAGCATGGGAAGGAACTCCGTCTAAGGGGGAAACGCTTCGTCCACATTGATCGCGG